GCAGGATTTGCAAAATCTATTGTTGATAAAAGAATGAATACTCTAGCTGGTTCTATAGATAAGGTATCATCTGCATGGGAGAATTTAAAGGTGGCATTTACAGAACAAATTGGTCCAGCGTTAATGCCAATATTAAATACCATATCCCAAATTATAGAAGCAGTAAGGGAATTTGTAACCACCCCAGTTGGGGCTTTTGCTTCCCAAGTATTTGTATTATCCACATTTATTGGATTAGTTGGAACCAAGGTACTTCAACTAATTACCAAATGGAGGTTATTAAGGAGTGATACCCAGATTGGATTTACTAATATGTTCAGGTTAATCAAAGGTGGTTGGCAAGGAGCTACCCTTGATTTACAGAATTATATGAGATTACAAGGGTTATTAAATGCTCAAACTACTTATGGGTTACCATATTATGCTTCTATGGCTAAATATCTTGGGACTCCAATTGGTGGTGTAGTATATGACCAAAGAACTAAGAGATGGAGGTCTCATGACCAATCAGTTACTGGGTTAGGTAAAGGAACTTTTATGAAAGAAAGGGATGCTATTAGATATACAGAAACCCATGGTACTGGTAAACAAGTTGTTGCTGGATTATTTGGTAATAATCCAAATAATACTAAATCTACATGGTGGACAAAAATTCTAGGCATAGGTTCAAAATTATTTAGTGGATTAAGTTTAGTTAGTCTTGGTCTTACTTTAATAATGCCATTAATAAAAATGGCTGCTAATGCTCTAGACAAAAACACCAAACAAATAGAGAAGAACACTTTTTCAGTAAATACATTAGCTGGTAAATTCCTAACAGAGGAAGAAAGAAAAAAAGCTGGTAAAAATCTTGATTTACCTCAAGAAGTAAAAGCTTTAAATACAACCTTGGGGGCTTTACAAAATTACTTAAAAAATAATAATGCTGTACCAGTTATAAATATTACTGTTGACCAAAGTGGTAATATCCTTAAAAAAGAGATAACCAAATCCAATCAATCAGATATCCAAACACTTGGTGCTAAAAATTAATTGATATGGCTAGTCTAGTACATAATATAGTTGATTCAGCAAGAAATAAATTATCTGCCAAAATAGATAATACTATTGCTGGTATTACAAATAATGGTTTAGGCCCAATAGATAACAAAGCTCTTAGAGCTACATTACTTATTAATAGGGCAAACCCTAAGCTCCCAAAGATAAATTTTCTAGAATATGAATTTGGTGGGGTAATAAGGGATATAAAAAATACCTTTGGTATAGGTTTACAAACAGCTAGGCCAACTTCATCAACTAGTAAAAATGGAGAAACTATTTTTAGAAGAGCAACCACCCCAAATAAAAATTCACTAGTAAATACTTCATTTAAATTAGAAAATAGTAAATCCAATCCGGGTATCTCCACTTTATCACTAAATCAGGGTATAAGAAAACTTCAAAGAGAAACCTTAATACCTAAAAACAATATTATTATTATAAATGATAATGTAAGCCCCCCAATATCTATTGTTATTCAAAATAGACCCAATGAAGTAAATATAAACCCCCAAACAAATTGGGTATCAATAATGTCAATGGGTAGGAATAACCCATTCATGATGTATACTGGTGGAGAAGATACCATATCATTTGATATATCCTGGTATTCTAATGACCCCATGAATAGAGAGGATGTTTTAACCAAGTGTAGATTATTAGAATCATGGTCAAAAGCAAATGGGTATAACCAGGCCCCACCTGTTCTTAGAATTTCATGGGGTACTTCTGGTATATTTGATAATGATTTATTTATTCTTTATTCTGCAAGCTACAAATTAAATAATTTTCAGGATAGGTATAGTGGTAGTTCAATTGATACTGATGAATTTTCAAGAAGTGTAACTAGAACAATAAATTTTGGTTTATTGCCAAGTATAGCAACTCAATCTTTGGTATTTAAAAAAGTAACTGGTAAGAACCTTACCCATAATGATATTTGTTCACCAGAGAAATTACAAAAATTAAGACCATCAGAAGTAATGGGAGTTCAAACAACCATCTCCAATAATATAACTACTTTTGATAGTATTCCAAAAACTACTATACCAACCGAATTAAAACCATTTTAATTTATGGGAAAATCTTTTAACCCCTATGGGGAGGGGTACTTATTAAAATACCCCAATGGTGATATATCATTGGAAAGACCAAGATTAAATTATTCCCAATTTAGTAAAATCCATACTGTAAAAGAAGGAGAAACTATACAAAATATAGCTTTTCAATATTATGGTGATTCTGGATATTGGGTTTATATATGTGATATAAATAATATATTTAATCCCTTTACTGAATTGGAAGAGGGTATGGAACTTATAATACCAGGAATATAATGGAAGATAGTAGTCAAGTATTGGAGCATGGTACTGGTACTCCATATGTAGCTATCTTTAATAATCTTAAAGAAGTTATAATAGAACCTAAAAGTGGTTTACCATTAGGTACCTTTATTACCAATTTTCAATATGATTATCTAGAAGAGGGTCCCGATGAAGGTAGTTTTATTATTGATTGTGATAATCCAGATGTAATGGATATACCAGCTTTGGGTTATGAGATGACAATATATCTACAATGGGGTTATATATTTTCAAAAAATACTCATTTTTGTGGACCACTCAGAAAGGTAATTATTACTAATACAACAGTAAATTTTAGTGAACGTGGTGTAAGAGCTACAGTGGAATTTTCTGATGCTACCATTCTATTAAAAAATCAACAGGCAGAGTATTATAATAATCAATCATTAAATGGTTGGTATGATTATTATATGGATATTTGTAATAATAATCCAACTGGCCTTGCCATAATAGATTACCATGAAATACCTACCCAACATCATTATATTGGTCAAGAATACAGGGGTGAAACTCCATTAAATAAATTGTTTACTGGTGATAAGGTCAATGATTACTTTGTAATACAAAATAATGGTTTTTGGGACCAATTTGGACTTCCAATAGCAGAGATATTACCACAAAATGCTTCAATGAAAGTTGAAAATGCTACTGGATATACCTTATATGATATGCCAGCTAACCCAGATTCCAATGAGTTAAAGAAAAACTGGGAAAAATTAAAAACATATCTAGAGAAAGAACCAGATTTATATAAACAAATTGTAATAGAAAGAAAGGTAGCAAATATTTCAGCTTTTATTGGTACCCCAAAAAATAAGTACGGTCAATTTAAACAATTTACTAAATCATTACCCTCTGAAGACCCAATGTATATGGATGGTAGAGATGGTAAGTTAACTATTCACAATAGGCAATATGATAGACCTATAACTAAAACATATACATATTTTGGTGGAAATGGTGAATTATTAAGTTTTGAAGTAGAATCTAAGACAAATAGAACTTCAACTTCAGTAGCTCAAAGTTCAGATATAACCCCAGATAAAAATATGGATAATGTAACTGTACAAGCCCATGAAATAACTGATGAAACTAAGGAGGAAGAGGGGAAAATAATTTTATATCAAGGTGAAGAAGAATCATGGTTTAAGGAATTATTAAATCTTTTATATTATGGTACCAGTTCTTCTATGTTTGAGGTTTTTTCTGGTAGAAGAAAATTGGGTAAAGCAGAATCTAAATATGGTGGTACAAGTAGTATAGAACATACTCAACAATATTGGAACAATAATATATCTCAATCCAATTTATACTATGCTAATCAGTATTATGGGGAAGCTATAAACCCTTTATTACGTAATAATAATCTTAATGATTATAAATCATTTGATTCAACAGAGGATGCTATTCAATATTATAACAGTAATCCGGGTATAACTTATGAAGAGTTAGAAAACTATATTAAAGAAACCCAAAGGATTTATAATAGTAGGGATAAATTTTACCAAGGTGCTAAAAATCTTACAGACCAAGAACTTGGTGATATATTACATAATCTTGATAAATTCCCCCCTTTTAAATTTAAAAGAAAATTTTTGCTTAGATTATATATAGACCCACGTAATCCAAACCCACAAGCTTTAGAGATTGTAAATAATAAGACCTTTGGTATGTCTTTTTTGGATTATTTAAATACCAGAGGAGATATGGCTGTAATATCTGTTAATAATGCTACTGATGGAGAAATAAAATATTACACATATAATACTGTTAGGTTAGTAGAACAAGAATTTACTATTGATGGAGTTAAAGCTTTAACCTCAGAGGTAAAATTAAACTCCAAATTCAGTATGGGTAATGATGTTATAAATTCAGTGATAAATAGGGTTGAAGCAACTGCTAGAGTAGTTGGAGACCCAATTATTGAATCATCAATGAATATAAATATATTGAATGTTTCAAAAAGATTTTCTGGGGTTTGGTATACCAAAAAAGTTAGTCATAATATAAATCCACAATCTGGTTATATTTGTGATATAGAATTTGTTCGTAAAGATAAAACCATAAGTAAAACAGTAATTAAAGCTTCTACTGCAACTAATAATTTAGTTGAAAAATTAAGACAAAATGTTAGAGAAGCAGAAAAAGCTGGTAAAAACCCAGGCACTGCTAGGTCAAAATTGGAAATTTTACTAGAAAATGTTAGAGAAGCTAACCCATTAGGTAGTATTGTAGCTACACCAGGTGAAAATAGTAATGAATATAAGATATATAATGTTGAACATCCCAATGGGTATGTTGATAACCTGGATTTTTTATCTACTAAAATAGATGTTAATAAATTAAATGAAGAGGAGATGTAATGGATAATAGTAATTTAGGATTAATAATTCAAGAAAATGGATTAGAGTATTTAGGTAGATATTATTCAACTTATAGAGCTATTGTTATTAATAACAATGATGAGTTGAATATGAATAGAGTTCATGTATACATACCATCAGTACAAAACGGTATTAAGATATGGGCCTTACCTAAATCCACCACTATTGGAGGTTGTTTTCATGGATTAAAGTTAACTACCCCATTAGTTGGAGAAGTTGTATATATAGAATTTGAGGGGGGTGACCCATTGAGACCACTATGGTCTTATCATGGTTGGGCAACCGGAGAAACCCCAGATGATTTAAAAGATAATAACTCAATAGGATTGGTTACCCCAGAGGGTAACAAGATATATATAAAAGATGTTGATGGGGAGCTTTATATACAGACTAACTCCAAAGTAAATATATCAATACTAGAAGGACCAAGTCTTAAAATGACACAAAAAGGTTTTACATTTAATTTTGGTGATGATTTTAGTTTAAAGAAAACATTAACCCAAATATTAGATGCTATACTTCAATTAACAGTAACTACTGGAGTAGGTCCTTCTGGTACCCCAATAAATGCACAAACTTTTACTGATATTAAGAATTCACTTGATAATTATTTAGAGGAATAGAAATTATGTTAGTAAAACAAACAATTAAATCAGAAATAAAATCTGCTTTTACAGAAGTAATGAATCAAGCAGATGATGATAGGGATGGAGCATTAGATAAAGTATCAGATAAATTGGCAGATGCCATTATTAATGCTATTAAAAGTGCTACCATTACATATACTACTGGTCTAGTAACTTCAATGGGTCCAGTAACTGGTACATTTGGTAATACAATATCTTAATAATTTAATATTATGAATCTAGAACAACTCAACTATATAGGAACTGGCCCATATTTCCCAATAAAATTAACCACAGTGTTAGATGAAAATGGGAACCCAGAACAAGTTGTACAACCAGATGGTACAATTGTAAATAAAATCTCTTGGAGAAACCTAAAAGGAGATATTAATCTTATAAAACAGAACCTTACTTCTCTTTTCACATATCAATTAGGTCAAAGGATAAGGCAAGAATATTTTGGGTCTAGAGTGTGGGAGTGTATTGAAGAACCAAATACTCAAGCCTTATCCTTCATGATAAAAACCTTTGTGAAAAATTCCATAGTTTCCTGGGAACCAAGGATAACAGCCTTAGATGTTCAATCAGAAAGAGTATATGATAAAATCCATATACAAATTAGGTTTGCAATCCAAAATCAAACCTCAATAAGTGAATTAAATTTTGAATATAGTCCATCAAATAATACCATCAATGTCAACTAGTAATAATTGGTTAAATCCTTATCAAAGGTCTTTTAATGATATTAAGGCTAAATTAATATCCGAATTAAGATTACAAATCCCAGAAATAACTGATTATAGTGAAGGGAATATATTTGTAATCATAATATCCATTTTTGCAGCTATTGCAGAAGTAATTCATTATTATATTGATAATATGGCAAGAGAAGCATTTCTTCCAACTGCTAGAAGATATTCTTCTTTATATAAACATGCCAAACTAGTAGATTATCATATTAAATCCGCAATTCCAGCTACAGTAGATGTTGTTCTATATAAGAATGATGATACTCCAATTGGTCAGGATATAACAATTCCATTAAATACTGAATTTACATCTTCGGATGGTAAAACCTGGATATCCACAAAAACTGTTATTTGGTATAAAGACTCCTATTATGTAACTGTACCATTAGTACAACAAAAATCAGTTGGGGTACCAGATAGAATCCAATTAGGAAATATATTATCACCAGATTCCATAATATATATAACCGATATACCCTCAGACCAAAAATATGTAGAAGGTTCAATGAATCTGTATATCAATGATGAACCTTGGATTTTGGTAGATACCTTTGCTTATTCTTCATCAAGGGATAAAGTATATAAAGTAGAAATAGATGAACAAACCAGACTATATATAAAATTTGGTGATGGTCAATTTGGTATGAAACCAGAATATAATGCAACCATAGAAGCTTCCTATTCATTAACCTATGGTTCAGCTGGTAATATAGCTACCAATAATTTTACTACTGTACCACAAGATATTCAAGTTATAGACAATAAGATTACAATTAATAATGTAATCCCAGCTACTGGTGGTTCTGACTATGAAACTTTTAATATGTTAAAAAATCATATCCCTTTATCAATAAAAACCCTTGGAGTAGCAATTACTAAAGAAGATTTTGAAGCTATTGCCAAAATGGTTGGTGGGGTAGATAAAGCTTATGCAAATTATGTTTGCGGAAGATATGTAGAAATTTATATAACCCCAGATGGTGGAGGGGAAGCTTCTAGTGCATTATTAGATTCTGTTGAAAAAACAATATCCAAAAGTAAAGTAATTACTACTAGCATAGAAGTATTATCTACCCATAAATCCCAAGTATTTTTGGATATAACCATAACTGGGAAAAAATCCTTTAAATCTAATGATATTTTAAATCAAGTAAAGAAAGCTTTAACTACAGCTTATGATTATAATAATTCAGATATAAACAAACCAATAAGATTATCAGATATATATGCTTTAGTTGATAATCAAAGTATGGTTGATTACCTTACCATAAATAAATTATATCAACTACCATATCCAATTCCTCAAAAAAATACGAGTTTACCATTAAATATTTCATATTTTGTTCAAAACATAAATCCAGTTACTACTGGTGAAGAATATATAGTTATGGTAAATGCATTTTTTGCTAATAAACCTTATGATGTTTTAATACAAAAATTCTATGGGGAAGGTTCAGATAATAGAGTATTAGGTAGTGGTTCTTATGGGGGGGTGATAAATGTATTAGATTTAGAAACCCAAACAAAAATAATATTTCAAATCACTATAAATAAACCATCAGAAAATCTGGATTATGGTGCAAATGGTAAATATAAATTAACATTATTACCTATGAACCAGGATTTATATCCATTATCCTATCAAATTCCAATCATAGAAAATCAAAATATAACCTTATCAATAAATGAAGTCGTTTAAGAGTTTTAAACAATGGGTATTTCCTAATTTATTCCCAGCTTATTATAAGGATTATGATACTTATAAAGATAAGAATGGGAAAGGTATTCTGGAAAGATTCATAGAAGTATGTTCAAATTATCTAGATACTGATATTATACCAGATATAGATAATTTTATGGATATATTAGATGTGGGTGTTACCCCTGATATATTTCTGAATTATTTTTGGGAATATTTTGATTATATACCCTATGCTTATGGGGTATTAGTAAAAGGTGTACCTTTTACTAAAGAAAATGTAGCTAGTTGGTTAAATACTCCAGATGGATTTCCAAAAGCAGATACTAGAAGTATTTTAAAATATGCAGTATCTTTATATAAAATAAGGTGCACTCAGGATTTTTATACAATACTTGGTAGATTTTATGGAGTAAGATTTGAATTAGAAGAAATTCTATTCGAGGACGGATATAGTAATAAACCAAGTAATAATCCTGGTATTAACTATAGACTTATAGGCGCTGTATTCGAGGACGTAGTAAGTACTTATAGTGGAGAAAATGAATACTATGGTGATTGGAAAGGATTATATCCATATGGTGATTGTACATCATGTACTGCTATAAAAGCCAATATCTATATTCCAAAAGGTATGTATGATGCTATTCAGGATAATATAGATAATGTAAAAAATGCTTTTGTCAATTTACTCAATAAATACATACCAGTAAATGTAAAACCATTCACGAAAGATACCATAGAATTAATTTCAGAAATACCTACAATTATACCAATAGAAATAGAACCTCAACAAAATTGACCCAATTATGTTATCCATCCTACTTCAAACTGAAAACCTTAACAATTTAACTGAATCAGTTAATAAAGTTACTGATTCCTCTATTAGAATTGCCCAAGCTGCAAATGATTTTGGTGCATTAAGAGTAGCCTTTGGTGTATTTATGATTTTTATAATCATAATTGTAATATTGTTTATATGGCAAATATTTGTATTATCTGGCAAATTAAATACCATATATGGAGCAGCTGTCAAAACTACTGAATATTTTGAAACTTCTGCAGAAGGGGATATTGGTCCTTCACAAGCTCAAGTAATAGTGAGAAGAAATTTTAATAGTTTAAGTCAAGCAATTAAATATTACATTCTTAGAATAAGGCTAGAAAACCATATAGACGATAAAAATAAAATAAAAGTAAAAATAGATAGGTTAGTTAGAAATGAATTTTCAGAACTAACCACATATCTATCAAACTTTAAGTGTAATAAAAAGGTTTTAAGTTTTATAGTAGAAGATGATGATATTCAAATGATTGAAGATTTTATTTTTGAACAGGTATATATACCAAAAAATGATTTTACCATATCCAATATGGACCAATCAACCTCTATATTTATAAATGGTCTAAAGCTTTCATATATTAAGAAAATACCACAATGAGAAAATTGATAGTTATATTAGACCCAGCACATGGGTCAGATGTAAAAGGTAAACGTTCACCAGATGGTACCCATTTAGAATATATATGGAGTAGAGAAATATGCAAAAAACTAAAAGATAGGCTTATTCTAAATGATTTTAGGGTTAAATATACAAATGAAACAGAAAATGAAATAGGCTTATCAAAGAGAAAAGAAATTGCAAATAATATAAAATCAAGTCCTGGTGAATATAAATTTCTAGTAAGTTTGCATAATAATGCTGCTGGGGATGGTACCCAATGGTTAAATGCAAAAGGGTTTGAAATTTATACTTCAAAATGGCAAACCATTTCTGATAAATTTGCAACCATTATTTTTAATAATTTAAAAAAGGATTTTCCCGGTATAAATGCAAGAGCAGATTATATTGATGGTGACCCAGATAAGGAAAGTAATTTCACAGTATTAATGGGAAACTATTATGCTGTTCTAATAGAATGGTTATTTCAGGATAATAAAGAAGAAGTATTACTTCTAAAAGATAAAACCATTAATTCCAGATTAGTGGATTCTTTAGTAAATTCACTGATTGAAATAGATGAACAACTATAACTCATTCTTTTGTTACCGTAGTTGAGTTGATGGTGAGGGTAATTTGGGTGACCAAGTTGCCCTCTTTTAGCGTTTAGAAAAATGTTCCTTTGCTTCTTTAATTGTATTTTTAATATGGGTTCTCATATTGATTATATAATCAGCAGCTCTTTGGGTTTTTGGTAATTCAAAGTATTCAATTAAATTCAAGGTTGATAATTTACCATGAGCTTCTTTCATTTTTTCTTTGAGAAACATTGGAGGGTCCAATTCTGTAACAAATATCAGATATTCATCGGGGGTTAATTTTTCTCTCATATATTCATGAAGCATATTGGAGAAATTATTTTCTTCTGGTTCATTTTCAATAATATCCTTTTCTTGGTTATCATCTTTATCTTCTTTACTATTATCAAATAATTCCTCAAATGAAGTTAATTCTTGATTAAATTCTGCTTGTCTAGTATAAGCATTCCTAAGTAATTTGTTCTTAAAAATTTGTAAAGAAGTTATTAATGTAGCTTTTAATCTATCTTCGGTATATTTATCCTGATATTTATTATATACATATAAGAATTTATCCCAAAAATAACTTTGAATTATATCTTGACTAACATTGAATCTTCTAGAATCAATATTTTTAGATAGCTTTTTAATTAGTGGTTTACAGATTTTATACATTCTTTCAAATTCTTCCCTGTTATAATGGGTAAATTCTTTTATCCTATGAATTTCTGAACCATTAGTACCTTGTTTACTCATAACTTAATAGATTAATTATTTAACAATGCAAATATATATAATAATTTTATCACTTGTATGAAAATATATCAACTTTTTCACCCTATGTGTTGATTTTTATAAAATTGAAATATAAATGAATCTAGAAAAGACTACTCATAGATACAACTTTCATATATGTAAAGACATGGCAACTAAATTTAAAAAGAAAATTAATCAGAGTGATAAATTCACTTTTACCATTGACTTCCAACTGGAAGTTTTAAGGTTCCTAATACAAAATAAGGAATCAGTTTTAATTATTCAAAAAATAAAACCAGGTTACTTTACTCTAATAGAACATTCAATAATAATGGAATCATTATTGAAGTTTCATAGAAAATATGGAAAGTTACCAAGTGAAACCTTGTTAAAAGAAACCTGTAACTCATTATTAAGTGGTAAGGACTTTGTTGATTTAGTTACTAAGGAAGATATCCCAAATATTAATAGGATAATAAATAACCTATATTCAATACCATTAAGGGATTCAGATGTTATAAAGGAGAACATATTTAAGTTCATAGCTTATATAGAAATGAAAACCCTAAATGAATCCATGGATTTCACTAATTTTAATCTATATGAGGATTACCAAAATAAGGTATCAAAAATAATCAGAAATTCAAAACCACAGAAAAAAGATGAACCATTATATATGGTTGGTGGAACAGTGAAAAGACAATTAATGAGAAGAGTTGACCCAGATATAATCCCCACTCCATACTGGCAATTAAATAACCTATCAAATGGTGGGGGATATTCTAAGGGTAGTATATTTGTAATATTAGATAAACCAAAAGCCAAGAAAACATTTGCATTAATAAATATATCAAGAGGATATCTTACCATGAAAAAGAATGTATTATATATTGATACTGAAAATGGTAAGAATCAAATCATGGAGAGAATGGTTCAATCAACTCTTAATAAAACCAAAAAAGAAATTGTATCTGGTGAACAAGATAAACTTGAACAGAGACATATGAGAAAATATAAAAGGTTAGGGGTTGAATTTATAGTAGAAAGGGTTCCTGCTCTAGTATCAGATGCAAATGTTATTAAAGGTATAATAAAGAAAATAGAAGCAGATACTGGAATAAAGATTCACATATTAATGATTGATTATGCAGCTAAATTAGCTTCTATATCAAAAGATAAAGATGATACTGAACGTATAAATAATGTTTATATAGATTTGGATAATCTGGCTTCAGAATTGGAATTAGAAGCAATTTGGACTGCACAACATGTAAAAAGGGAAGCATCAAAAAGAAAAGGTACTAGATATGAGGATAATGATATTGCAAGTGCCATATCAATAATAAGAAATGCCCAATGTATTATTGGTTTAAATTCCACTGATGATGAAGAAGAACATGGGATTCAAAGAATGGAGATTGTAGTACAAAGAGATGGTAAATCCCATGGTAGATGTTTATTTAATTTTGATAGTGATAGGCAAAGATGGAAAGAGTTTTCAAGGGAAGCTAGGGAGAAATATGATAAAACTCTTGGTAAAACTGTAGATGAAATGATTAAAAAAGAATCAACCAATGGGGTAGTAAAAAAATCAAATCCAATAGCAGACCCAGAAAAAGCAAATCATAAAGGAGGAGATATTTAATGTCAAATTTAACTAACGAGTTCAAAGGTAAACTCAAAAAATATTTTCATGTAAAATTAGGGGCATTTACTTATAGACATGGTTGGGATAAATGTAAATGCCCATATTGTGGTAGAGATGGTAAATTTGGAATAAATATATCCAGAAATAGGTGCAATTGTTTTAGGTGTGGAGAACACCCTTCACCCATACAATTAGTAATGTATCTTGAATCAGTAGATACATATGCAGAAGCTATAAAGATACTTAATCAAGCAAAGTATGATGGTTATATATTTAAGGAAGAAAAGGTAGAATTAAAATCCAGAAAAGATTTATATTTGCCAGAAGGATTTAAATTATTAACTGTTGGTAATTCTGAACTTGCTAAATCAGCAAGAAATTATGTAATTAGAAGAGGATTTGATGTAAAAGAAGTTGCTATGTCTGGTTGGGGTTATGGGACTCAGGGTAAATATTTTGGGTATCTCATAATCCCTTTTCATGAAAATGGTAAATTAATGTATTTTAATGCCAGATTATTTATAGGCAATGGTCCAAAATATAATAATCCAGATGTATCAGATACTGGATTAGGTAAATCCTTTATTATATATAATAAAGATGCCCTTTATATGTATAAAACTGTTTATTTGTGTGAAGGTGCAATAAATGCCCAAACTATGGGGGAAAAAGGAATTGCATCTGGTGGAAAAGCAATATCCAGATACCAGGTAAATGAGATTATAAAATCCCCAGTGGAAAGGGTTATCATATTATTTGACCCAGATGCAAAAGATAGAGCAATAGATTTGGCATTTAAACTTATAAATTATAAAAAGGTAAAAGTTATATTCTTACCGGAAGGTAAAGATGTAAATGATATTGGTAAGAAAAAAACCATGAAATTCATATATTCCCAACGATATCTAGATTATCAGGAACTATTAGAATTAAAATTCAAATATAAGATTTAAATGAGAGAACCAAGTATTCACATATCAAAATCCATTTTCATTAAAATCCTTAAAAAAGAGGGTGTTAAAATTTCCCAATCCAAAATAGATTCCATATTTACTACAGCAAGAAATTATTCCCTGGACCATCGTTCAATATTAAAGAATAATAAAAAGAACCAAAAAATATTATCTAGAAGAACTCAATCAACAGTTGGTAATGCAAATATGTTAGCAGATATAATATATTCTGTTAGGATAAAATTAAAACATGTGGGTGTTACTAAAATAAAACAAACAGATAATCAATGGGCTCAAATAAGGGAATTGGTACCAATCATAGATGAATTTTGTTCATATTATAAATTCCTTAATAAAAGACAAGGGTATATTCAATTTGTAGAAATAGGATTAAACTTAATGGGTAATTCAAATAGACCAAATTATAGTTATTGTGCAAATTGGATGCTACAAAAAGCAAGTTGGATATCAACTTATTATGGGGCAATAAAAGAAATATCAGAAGACAATTATAAAGAAGAAACCAATGAAATTTATAATTGTTATATAAATAAGATACTAGAGATGACTGGAATTAGCAATAATTATAAGAAAAATCCAACTGATTATGTTAATTTCATTCATGCAAGAAAATTAGCTGATAAAATTGGGGTTGATTATAAAATATTTATGGATTCCCAATTTGAGGCTTTATCTTTTTGTAATGGTATTCCAAAATTGGAGGATTTGGGAAATGAAAAAGCCCAACAAAGGTTAACCCAATTTATTTCAAAACATGGTTTAATAATAAGAAAGAAAATCAATTTAACCCAAAATGACTGGGATTCATTTAAAAAATAACTTAATATGGTAGAGATAATAATAAAGAACTGTAATCAGTGCCAATTAAACGGTTCTAGAAAAGAATTAATGAAATTGTATGATACTTTTAGGATTAAGCATCCAAATGCTTGGCATATCACTAGATTCCAAAAAGGGAAATATCAATGGGATGGTTATATAAAATATATATCCTCTTATGGTGAATTTAAAATAGGGTTATTACCTATGGTATATAATACTCTAAAATCTTGGGGAGTTGAGGATATAAAAATAACCGATAAAAGAATAATCCCAAATATTGAACCAATAATCCCAACTCAATTGGGGGCAAATTATAACCCCATTAAATTATATCCAAGACAAATACAAGCTATAAAAACTTTATTGAATAATAAAGTAGGTGATACACCTTTTCTTATATGTGCTGGGGATTATTCTGTTGGATTTGGTAAAACCCTTTTATTTTGTGCTTTATATAAAGCTTATCAAGGTAATTTACCAACAATCCTACTTTTAAATGATTCTGATTTATTCAATCAATTTAAAAGAGAAATTCCTGAACTTTTACCAAATGAGGATATTGCATTTATCCAAGGTTCTAAATGTAATAGATGGGGTAAATTTAATGTGGCAATGGTCCAAAGTATATCTAAGAATATAAGGCAATATCAACAAAACCTATTAGATATAAGAATGGTTTTAATTGATGAAGCAGATATCATAGATAATAAAACTTATCAAACAGTTATATCATATCTTTATAATTCTTTCATAAGAATTGGGTTAAGTGGTACCATTTATATGAATGAAAGAAAAAATGGGATTGTTCATAATATGAATGTAAGGCAATTTATTGGGGATGTGGTAGACCAAGTTAAATTATCAGAACAAATTAAAACAGGTAGAGCAACTAAAGTTATTGTTAAAATGATTTATACTGGTATAGGGGAAAAGGTACCAAATGATTATCAAAGAGAATATAAATTAAATATTATTGAGAATAAAGAATCCTATAAACTTTCATTTTCTAGAATGATTTATAATTATAAATATGGAAGGGTTCCAATGGTTATATTATGCAAATTTATTGACCATTGTGAGGATTTATATAAATATTATACTGAAAGGATTAATAAAATGGGATTACCATTAAGGGTTGCCTATTTACATCACAATGTAAAAGGTAGAGATAAAATATTAACTGATATAAGGGAAGGGAATATAGATATTCTAATATCCACTACAGTTATTGCAAGAGGTAAAAATATACCTACTTTACAATATCTTCAGAATATTGCATCAATGGATTCCCAAGAAAAATCCATTCAAATTTTGGGAAGGTTAGTTAGGAAACATGAATCCAAAAATAAAACCTACCTTGATGATTTTATTTTTGAAGGTACCTTTTTAAAAAGGCATGGCAATCATAGAAAAGTTTATTACCAAAAACAAGGATTCAAAGTAATAAAAATAGAATACACAAAAAAAGTATAACAGTTAGTTACTAGTAATATTGGTCAAATTATTAACTAAGTTTAACTTATGATATATAAAAAGTAAATTCTTTGAAGACTAAAAGTAGATTATATTTTAAATATTTAAATATTAATCAGGCTATTAGCTATATACATATACAGGCTAATAAATATTTATTAGGCCATAAATATATTCAGGCTATTAGCCTGAATATATTATCTAGGTAGCAAGCTACCTAGATATTAGTTTATTAGAGTATATGGTCTTTTTTCTTTTCTTTTTTTGGTTACTTTTTTTCTTTTCTTTTTTGAACATAGAAATTTACAAGGTACCATAATAAACTTGAAAAAACCTATTATCATTTGGAAAACTTAAAATTCAAAACTAATGGCAAAGAAACAAAAACAAAAGGAATTAATAAAACTTGAAGATACAGATATATTGAAACCAATTGATATTTCTCAAATAGGTTCAAATGGGGACCCATGCTTTGGAAAAGAATATAACCTATCAACCAAGGAATGCAAGATGTGTGGGGATTCAGAATTATGCTGCATAAAATTTGCAGAGTTAATTGGAAAAGATAGAAAACAATTGGAAAAAGAGAATGAATTTAAGGACTTAGAAAATCTAGTAGATTTAAAAGCAGTGTCAAAAACTATTAGATATTTGAAAAGGAAAGATGAACCCAAAAAAATAATCCTTGATAAGATTCAAGCAAAATATGAATTGAGCAGGGAAGAAGCTAGAACAATTTATAAATCAGTAATAAACAAACAAAATGGAAAAAAACAATGAATTAATTTTCACAAGGGTAAGAGATGTTCAATTACCCAAAAGAGCAAATCAACATGACGCAGGAATAGACTTCTTCTGTCCAGTTCTAGATTCTGAATTAATCCAAAGAATCAATGAGATTAACAATAGTAAGAATGTTATAACAACTCCTGATTTTATTTTGGTAGCTCCTGGTGCAGATATAACAATCCCATCAGGGGTAAAAGTTTGGATAATGAATAAAGAATCTGCTTTAGTTGCAGCAAATAAATCTGGATTAGCAACAAAGTTTAGTATTCAATTCACTGCTCAAGTAATAGATGCAGATTACACTGGAGAAATTCATATTGGAATAAGGAATCATGGAAAAGACTTCTTTATGATTAAACCTGGTGCAAAGTTAATACAATTCCTACATTTACCAATCATATTATCAGATATCATAGAGGTAGGTAATGATGGGTATAATGATATTGTTGATGGGAAATCAGATAGGGGAGAAGGAGGATTTGGTTCAACTGGATTTTGATTATGGAAAATACAAATATACAACAAGAGTTAAATGATATTTATATCCCTGATTGGTATATTAAAGACTGAGTGATATGGATTCAAGAGATATAAAAGAAGAACCAAGTATTCCAAAAGATAATAAGTATCTGGAATCAATATATGAAATGCAAAAACAACTACTAGATAGTTATATAAGCATTGAAGGGTTACCAAAATACCCATTAAATGTAAACACAAAAACCAATCAATTAACCCTAAAAGATTTTACTTCAAGGGTAATTGAGGAACTTGCAGAAGCTTATGAGAGTTTATTATTAGTGGAGGAATTAACAATAACAAAACAAAATTGGTTCACTATATCATCAACTTCAATTGATTCTTTTGTTGAATGTATGAATCATTTGCAAAATGCAAGTGAAGAAATGGCAGATGCTTTACATTTTTTCATTGAGTTGTTAATTTACACTAATATACAACCAGAAGATATTAATTCATACATTGAAAGTAAATTACCAAAGAATAAGAGACAAAACTTCTCAAATACACTTGAATATGGGATGGCATTGGGTAAACAATGGTTAACAAATATGAACCAAGTACCAGATGTAAAGAAGAAGAATTTGGTAAACTTAATTCATAAGTATGAACAAGTAAAGGTTGATTTTGATATACCAGAGTATAATATTAAACTTTTACATTGTGGTGAAGACTACAATTATGAACTTTATAATTCATACAAAAGTTATCTTTGGGATATAACCTATGAACTGAATATATCAAGGAATTTCCTTAAAAATAAACCATGGAAGCAATCTCAAATGATGACCAATGAATCAGCTTATCAAGAGGAGATAGTAAAGTCATTTATATTATTCCTTGGTACATTGAATATAATGGGAGTAAATGGAAGTAATCTGTATTATATTTACTTCAAGAAGAATAAGATAAACCAATTCAGAATAAAATCTAAGTATTAATGAAAAGTTTTGTATTTAAAACCGGAGATGAAGCTTGGGCAAGTATAAACAAAATGTTTATTGAACAAGATGAAAAATTAGGATTATTTTCTGATGGACAAGGGGCTTCAATAACTAATTCACTATATACTTATGGGATGTCAGTATTGATAGAAGAAGCCAAATTTGACCCAGAATTTGATTTTGGGAAGATAATGGGTTATACTCAATCTAAATGGAGCAGTTTATTAAATAACTATTTGGACCTTGATTCATTGGATAAATTAAAACTACAAATAAGGGAACTTGAAAAGAATAAAGCCATAAATAGAAATTACCATATTGGTTTTAATTTTGCAGATTCTCATGGCAATGGTAAAGGTTGCTTAGTTTCTGGGATGTTCTCAAGAATGATAGGTATTGATAAACCAAGGCTTACAATAGTAATGAGAGCTTCAGATGTTGTAACAAGGTTACCTTGGGATTTATTATTGGCTATAAGAATGGGGGAATATGTTTTTGGTCATACAGAGTTTACCGTAGAATTATTTATCCGTTCAGCTTTTGCAGATGATACTAGTTTAATGCTTTATAATGGGTATGAACCCATAGAACCCATCATTGAGAAAATAAAAAATGAAGAAAGGAGAAAGAGATTAAAGAAAGCATTAAAAAGAGTAAAGAAAGCATCAGAAAAAGGTGATGACCCAAAATATCAAGCTTATATGAGGGTATATAAGATATTCAGCCCAGAGAAATATGGTAAAGAATTTAAATCACTTTTTGCTAAGGATTGCATTATTGGTAATTGGGATGGAATACCATTGCCAGAAGTATGCCCCTCTATACTTGTAAGGAATCAAATAAAGAAGGTATACTTAAAATTTGTGAACAAGTATAACCTAAATATCTTTTCAAGTGTAGATACCAAAAAGAAACTGATAAAGTTTAAGGAAAGTGATGGTTCCATAACTGATTCAATTGAAGATTTAGGTGAAGAAGATGAATAACAATATAACCTGGTTTCCAGACTCTCTTCTAGCTTGGGAATACTTTAATGAAGTATTTTTAAGTGGGGAAGAGGGTCTTCCTTTTGTTTTTCAAAAAAATGCCACTTACTTATATGATGTGGTATTTGGTATAATGGACCCAAGATTACCAAGTAATATTGATTTTGGGAAGTTATTTAATTATTCACAAGCAAAATGGAGATTACTAGTATCTAATTACCTTGATGAGTTTGTTATAAATAAAACCAAGAGGGAAGTTACTGATTTACATAAAAAGGGCTTGGTATATAATTATTCAATGTCTTTTACTAATAACCATGGATGTGGTAAGAAATGCTTATTATCCATAGTTTTTAGTAAAAGATGTAAAGAAAATAATCCCACAATATCAGTTTATTTAAGGGCATCAGAAATAACCAAGAGGTTGATATTTGATTTTCTTTTTGTTCAAAGGATAGGGGAATATGTTTATGGTCATAATAACTTTAAAATGGTATTCCATATAAATCAGATGTTTAATGATAATACAGTATTATTAATGTATCATGCCCATAAGAATATTATAAAGCTTTTAAAGAAAAAAGAGGATAAAAGGAGTATAAAACTATTGGAAGATTTAAATACTTTTCTAGAAAAGCCAATAGATAGCATAAAATATAAAATACATAAAAGGGTTGCAAAAGTTTTACAAGAAGACATAAAAAAACCAGTTACATTAGTCAAGGATTGCAAATTACCATTCTGATAGTATTGAAATCTATTCTTATTAAACCAAACTTATTAAACTAAATAAATATGAGAATTTATGATGATTGTTATGAGTTGATGTCAGAGATGGGCAGAAACTTATGGGAAATGGGTTCTATAGTTAAACCCAAAACCTATCAAAATAAAGTTATTGAGGGTGATGAGAGTTATATAACCAGAGAACTTATTTGTGAACAATATTGTTTAACAAGTTTAAATAATGTAGACAAGTTATTCATATATTCCAATTCAAAGGAATGGGCTGATAATGAATTCTTAGAAAGGATTAACAATGAACCATTAAATCCTGGTGGAGCTTGGACATTAAGAAAAGATATATGGGAACAATTTTTGGTAGATGGTAAATTTGATTATACCTATTCTGAAAGAATGTTTGATTCTTTAAGGTCAGTAATTAGTTTACTGAAAAATGACCCAGATACAAGAAAAGCAGTACTTCCAATTTTTAATGGGGAATATAACAATGATTGTAAATATTATGATGGTAGTAAACGTATACCATGTTCCATGTATTATGATTTTTTAGTGAGAGAAAATCAAAAAGGTGAAAAGGTATTAAATATTTGTTACCATCAAAGGAGTTCGGATTTTGTAACCCATTTTGGTAATGATGTTTATCTTGCATGGAAGCTTATGGAATTTGTTGCAAATAGAATTGGGGTAAAAGCTGGTTATCTATATCATACAATAGATTCTATACATTCTTATAAAAAGGATTGGATTTTATTAAAAACATCTCTAAATGATTTAAGAGGATATTAATAAACATGAAAACCAGGTACCATATAATAAAGAGTTACAGTGAATTAGAAAAGTTAGTAGAAGCATGCCTAAAAACTGGGTATGCTTCTGTTGACTTTGAAACTAATGCTGAACCTATATACAATGATACATTTAAACCAACCATATTATCAGTAACCTTTCAACCAGGTTCTGGGATATCAATACCATTACAACATTTTGAATGTAGTGAATCTCATATAAATAAAACATGGTTGGAATGGTTAACATATTTTGGTAGAAATGTAATTGAGAATCCAAATGTAGTAAAAATAGCTTGGAATTGGAAATTTGATAATCAGATATTCCAAAGATATAATATATATTCAAGGGGTACTATAATAGATGGTATGCTTGCTAAATATCTTTTAAATGAAGAAAGACCAAATGGTTTAAAGGATATGGTAAGAAGATTTTTACCTGAGTTTTCTGATTATGAAAAATATGATTCCTTTGATTCAATACCTTGGTCAAAAAAACCATTAAAAAAGTTATGTGAATATGGTTGTATGGATACAGATTTTACTTTTAGGTTATCCATATTTTTTGAATCATTCCTAATTAAAAAAGGGTTTTATAATTTATATAGGAATCTTATAATGCCAGCAAGTAAGGTATTACAAAGTGCTGAAAAGAATGGGTTACCATTTGATGTTGAATTGAATGTTAAACTAAGGGAAAAATATAATAATCTTATAAATGAATACAATACTAAATTAAGGTCAATAAGAACAGTTCAGAGATATCAAAATTATATAATAAAGAAAAGAAAAGAAGATTATATTGAAACTCTAGAAAGTGAAATAGAAGAATTAAGGGAAGAGGGAAAAGATAGACAAGTAAAAACAAGGGAACAAAAATTATCCAGAATAATAGCTGGGGAGTATACAACAAAAGCTGAACTAAAATTAATAGAGGAAGTAAACTTTAGTTCACAAAAACAAATGGTGGACCTATTATATAATTCAAATCATGGGTTCAAATTCCCAGTTATTGCTTATACAGTTGATAAACATAAAAAACCAACAAATAATCCATCAACTGCAGAAGATACTTTAATAAAACTAAAAGAACATGATAAATCTGGGTTTATAGATACTCTTTTGGATTTAAGGGGAGTACAAACCATAAATTCCACTTTTATTGTTGGACTAGGGGATTTGGTACAAAGTGATGGTGGGGTACACCCTACATTTCTTATCCATGGCACGGTTAGCGGAAGATTGTCAAGTAGAAATCCCAATGGTCAAAATATACCAAAGACCATGGTAAATCCAGATGTTAAATTGCAATTTATTCCCCCAAAAAATCAATTATTCCTATCTTATGACTATTCACAAGCTGAATTAAGAATATTAGCTCATTTAGCAAATGAGAGTACAATGTTGGAGTGGTTTAGAACAGGGAAGGATATCCACCTTGCTTCAGCTTGTAAAAAATATCATGAAGATTATAATGAGATAATAAAGATATATCAAGATGAACAACATCCAGAATATAAATTATGGAAAAAAAGAAGAAAGGAATCTAAGACCATTAACTTTGGGATTGTATATGAACAATCTGCTGCAAAATTAGCTGAAAGTTTATCAACCCCAGAAGAACCAGTATCAAAAGAAGAAGGGCAACAATTTCTTGATGAATTTTTTCAAACTTTTCCAAAAATAAAGAGGTTTATAGATAGACAACATAAGTTCATGGAAAAACATGGATATTGTGTTTCTTTATTTGGTAGGAGAAGAAGATGTCCAAAAGTATATTCGGAAAATTATGGAGAATATTTGGAAGCATTAAGACAATCAACCAATTCCCCAGTCCAAAGTGCAGCATCGGATATGGCATTGTTTGCTTCAGTAATTGTATATGGTAAAGTAAAAAAAGGGGAATTACCACCAATGAAAGAAGTAAATACAGTACATGACTCTGTATATCAATTTATTTTACCAAAATATATTACCCCAGATACCATCTATAATATTTGGGATATATGCAGGAACCCATCTACAAAAGAATACTTTGGATTTTCAATTGATGATGTAGATATGTCAATGGATTTTACAATTGGTAGAAATATGGCAGAAGAATTACCATATATCCCTGGGTATGATTATAATAAATTATTGAGAGAGGATTTTGATATAGATGAGTATTACAGGGAGTATAATAAATACAGAGATATACCTATATCTGATTATCCAAAGAAATTCAAAAAATACTTTAAGGAATCATGGAGAAAAAGGTAAAATTAAGTGAGATAGATGATAATATAATAAAGGTAAAATATAAAGGTAAAACCCTTATTATAAATATCTCAGAAGAACTTTCAATTAATGAAAATATAATTAACAGTCAATTAAAAAGTATTCCCTCTAACTATGCTTTTTTATGCTCCATACGTGATGATTATATTAAAAAAAGAGATATATTAGAAAGGGAAAAAGACCTTGCATATAGTGAAGCTTGGTTGTTTTATAAAACCTCAGATAATAAAATGAACAATGATACAGTATCCCATAAAGCTTTGACTAATAGAAAATATAGGTCTATTGAGGATAAATATTTAAAAGCTGTGGATAAAGCAAATAGGTTAATAAGTATATGCAAAGCTTATGAATCAAGAGAAAGAATAATACAAACTATATCAGCAAATCTAAGAAAACAACAATAAAAATAATTTAAATTATGAGAGTAGATTTAAACCTTATTAGTTCATCAGTTGCAAAAGAACTTAGTAAACATTTAGTAGGTTTACCATCAGAAAACCGGGTATTATTGGCATTACCAGATGAAGAAAAGAAAGTAGGTAGTATTATATTACCAGGAAATGTTACTGAAGGAGTACCTAAATTAGGTGTTATAGTAAAAAGAGGTCCTATAACTGAAGAATACAATAGTTATTTGGATTCAATAGAAATTGGTAATATAATATTTTTTGGTAATTATGCTGGTAAAGAGATAGAACCTTCATTTACAGAGAATTATGAAATACCAAAATTGAAATTCACAGTACTATCTTTAAATGAGATTATATATTGGGAACCTCAAAATAATTAAAATATGGAAAAGAAAAAAGTTAAAAAACCATCATCAACAGTGAGTACAAGAGAAAGGATGATGGCAAGGAAAAAACAATTTGAAACAAAGGGTTCTAATTCTGGTATAATTTACCTAAAAGAGGGTACAATGAGATTAAGATTAATATCTCAGGGATCAGATAAAGAACTTGGTTTGGAGATTATTCAATTCTATCTGGGTAAAGAAAAAGGTGGTATAATTTCACCAGCTACTTTTGATGAACCATGCCCATTCATGGAAAAATACAGGGAACTAAAATCCTCATCAGATGAAGATGACCAAAAGTTAGCAAAGAATCTTTCCCCAAGAAAAAGATATATAATGGGTTGTACCTGTTATAAAGATAATAATGGAAAGGAAATAGACCAAGATAGGATTAGAAAACCAATATTACTCCCAAATTCAGTATATAGGGATATAACTGATTTATACCTTGATGAAGATGATTGGGGAGATATGACTGACCCAGAAAATGGTTATGATATTAAAATAACAAGGTCTGGTAATGGTTTAATGGACACTACATATTCAGTATCCCCATGCCCAAATAGGAAACCCCTAAAACCAAAATACGTAGAAGATATGGATTTAGAGGAAATAATAAGGGGTCATATAAAATCTTATGACGAATTGGAGGAAATGCTAGATGAGTATTTAAATGGGTCATCAAGTTCAAAAGATGACGATGATGACTTACCAGTAAAACCAAAGAAAAAAGATAAGGATTCAAGTAAAAAGAAGAAAAAGAAGAAGAAAGAAAAGACTTATGATGACGATGATGACTTACCATTTTAATTAGTTTGAGATAATTCCTTTTTTATAAAGCCAGGGTAATTAATATTCTGGCTTTATTTTTCTAAACCTAAAAAAAAATAACATTATGACAATTGAAGATTTAAAACTTTTAGTAGAAAAACACCATGAAAGCATTATTCATGATATTGAAGCTTTAATCCTTGAATATAAAACTAGACCATTGCCTAAAACTGGTTATAAATATAGAAGAAATATATATGATAAGTTACAAGAAAAGAACCTATTATCCCCAGACAAATTATTAAATACCACTTTACAGATATTAAGTAGGGAACAAGTAGATTTATCTTCAACAGAAAGAAGGGAATTATTACAATTGATAGTACCAGTTATTTATAAGTATAATCAAAATAATGATTAACCATGGCAACTAAGAAAAAAGTTGGTATAAAAGTTCCAACAAAAAATGAGATATTGAAAAAGTATGGGAGCATGATAATCCAAGCTTCTGATACAAAAGAACCAGGGTTATGGTTACCATCTACTTTCTTTAATCTTAATTATACATTGGGTGGTGGTTTTCCTTGGGGGAAAGTAACCGAGATAGCTGGTGAAGAGAGCTCTGGGAAAAGTTTGATAGCATTAAATGCAGCTTATGCTTGCCAACAATTAGGGGGTTCAGTTATATGGGTAGATGCTGAACAATCATGGATGAACTCCTGGGCAGAATTAAATGGTATAGACCCAAATAAAGTAACTGTAATAAGAGATACCAGGATAGAATATATATCAGATGCAGTAGCTGATGTAGCAATATATTTAAGGTCTCAATTAGTTAATAATGAACCAATATTATTGGTAGTGGATTCAGTAGCTGCAATTGATTGTTCAGATAATATAGATTCTAAAATGGTAGATGGTAAAGCTGAAATGGGGGGAAGAGCAAAAGCTTTATATAGGTATTTTAGAATTAGAAGTGAGTTATTTTATAAATTAGGGGTAACTCAAATTTATATAAATCAACTAAGAACAGCTTTAAATGTTGGGTTTGGTAAAGATAATACTTGTTTACATTATAATACGATGATACCATTTGTTGATGGTACTTCTATGAGAATAGGGGATATCGTTAAAAATAAGGTATCAAAGGAAGTTTGGAGTTATAATGAAAATACTGGTGAATTTGAACCAAAACCAATAGTTGATTGGGTAGTAAAATCCGAAACTAAAAAATGGATTCAATTTAAAACAGAAGGACCAGAAACTACTAATGGTTTTAATGGTTTTACTTGTACACATACTCACCATTGTTTAACTAATCATGGTTGGAAAAAAGCAATAGACATTGATATAAATGATAAATTAATATCCAAACAAAGGAGAGTTATAAATGGTACATTAAAGGATTTTCTTTGGGGAACTATACCTTTTGATTGCTCTTTATTCAGTAATCATGGTAATTATACTACTAGACTTACATTTAGTAATGGTAAACAAGAAGATTACCTTATGTTTAAAACTGAGATGATAAGCAGGGCTTTTCCAATGAAAATGAAAAGTAATAATCCAAGTAAATGGATTACAAAAGTTGGTTATACTGAATTACAGGAAATATATGATAAAATAGGTAAAGGTAGAGACCCATTAAAATTGTGGGATTTATCAAAACCATTACCACCAATTACTTTAGCTGTATGGTATATGGATGATGGTCATAAATATAATAATGTTACTGTTGGTATATCAATTTCACCAAGAAGGACAAATATTAGTAAATTATCCAAATATTTATCAGATATATGTGGTTTAGATAATAAAATATATGACCATGGTATAAAATTTACTAATGAGGGTTCAAAAAAATTAATGGAACAAATCCAGGAATATGTTATAGAGTCAATGCAATATAAAATGTTACCTGAATATACTGGTAAATATAAACCTTATCATTTGGAATTTAAGGAAGAATATATACCAATAGAAGTTGGTATTATATCCATAAATAAGGAATTCAGTATTAAGAATAGAAGGTTTAATAGAGGTTATAAGAGAAAAAAATATGATATTACTATACCCGATAATCATAATTTTTTAGCTGGTTCTAAAGAACAGGGTATAGTGGTACATAATACAACTACTGGTGGTGCTGCATTAAAATTCTATGCCTCAATAAGGATAGCTTTTTATTCAGGTAAAACTATAACCATAAAAAATAAAGGTAAAGAAAGAAAAGCTGGTAAATTAGTTACAATTAGGGTTTTAAAGAATAAAGTTGCTCCCCCAAGACCAACAATCTCAAAAGTACCAGTATTTTTCAACCCAAAATTCCATGAAGTTGGTTTTGATAGATGTTTTGGATTAGAAGATGTTTTTGTAGAGAATGATATAATAGAAAAATCCTCTGGTGGAGTTTATAAATATAAAGGTAAAGTATTATGCAGGGGAGAAGAAAAATTCCAGAAGCTAATAGAAGAAGATGATGAACTAAGGAGAAAGCTTCTTAAGAAAGCTGGAATAAATACTATTGGTTCAACTAAAAAACAATTAGAGAGTTTAAAAGAGAATTACTACCCAGTAGATAATTCCATAGAATATGAATCTTATGGCGAAGAAGACGAAGAGAGTGAAGAGTAGAGATAAACTACTTATGATAATAGATGGTTCTAATTTAGCACATAGAGCTTATCAAAAATTTGAGAATCTAAAAGCAAGTAATGGTAAAAAAACTGGGTTAATATATGGATTTATGAGATTACTTAATTCATATATTATTAGGTTTAAACCAACATATGTTCTAGTAACTTTTGATACTTTGCAAAGTAAATCTTCCAATTTTAGAAATAATCTTCTTGGAGGATATAAAGAGCATAGAAAAAAGAATAATTTATCAATGGATTATGAACAATTTAATTATCAATTACGTTCAGTGAAAAAGATGCTTAAATATCTTAATATTACGGTGATATGGGATAATAAAGGTCTTGGACATGAATCTGATGATTATATTGGTAAATTTGCTTTGGAATCAAAAGGTAAAGTATTAATCATATCCTCAGATAAGGATTTTTGCCAATTAATTGATGATAGAATAAAGGTATTTAATCCTTTCAGGGATATGAAATTGAATAAAAGGAATTGTAAAGATGTAATGGGGTATTCACCAGAAGAATGTGTTGATTATTTATGTTTAGTAGGTGATAAATCAGATGATATTCCAGGATATAAAGGTATAGGAGAAGTAAAAGCAAGAAAATTCCTTGACCAATTTGGTTCTATTGAGAATTTTTTGGAATTGGAAGAAAAATTCCCTGGTATAGATAATGAAGGTCTATCAGAGTTATATAAAAGGAATAAATCATTGATAGATATTAGGGTAGCTTTAAAAGAATACCCAATTACTACTATACCAATATATTATAATAAGAAAAATGAGATACTCATCAAAAAACTGATGGGTCAATTTAGTGAATATTCATTAAATTCATTTTTAACCCAAGAGTTTCTAAAACCATTTAAAACTTTGAAACAATGGAAAAACATTTAAGAATACAAATAGCTGGACCTTCTGGGGTTGGGAAAACTACTTTGGCAAAAGATATATCTGATATATATGGTATTCCTTATGTATCTGGTAGTTATTCTGATTTAATACCATCCACAAAAGATATATTACATTCTGATATGATAAGTATGGACCCCAAAGAAATATATCAAAATGATTTTCAATTATTAAACCTTAGGAAAAGATTATTTGAAAATAATCCTACCTATGTATCAGATAGGTCATTTTTAGATTCAGCAACTTATATAATAGAAAAAGTATCAAGCAAAATTCCAAATTGTGAGATAGAGAATTTTTTGGAGATATGTTTAACCTTGTTAATGAATACTTGTACACATCTTATATTTGTACCATTCTCAAAGAATTATTTTAAAGAATGGGAAATAGAGGATAATAATAAAAGGATAACAAATAAGTATTATCAGTATCATATATCATTGTTAATGGAAGGTATATTAAGCTACTTTAATTATACCAGAAGTTATCTATACAGTCATATGATTGATTCAATGGTACCAATAAATTGTGGTAAAATAGAATATCTTGGTAAAAGTTTGAAAATATTAATTTTACAGGATATTGACCACAATATGAGGGTAGATAAGATAATGAAATTCTTAGAATTAAATTGATATGAAAAAACCAATAGCTATAGTATTTTCTGATTTACATATAAACAATTGGTCAAGATTTAATGAAGATAAAAAAAGAACCCTGGAACAATTCAGGGTTCTTTCCATTTTGGGTAAAAAGAGTAAGAAATATAATGTACCAATTTTATTCTGTGGGGATTTTTTCCATAAACCAGAAACAATGGACCAAGAGTTAGCAGAAATATGTTATAATGAGATAAATAAACTAGATTTAAGGATAAGAGCTATATCTGGTAACCATGATATGAAAAAGGTTAGTAAAATTGGAGAGAAACCATTTAGTTGGTTATATACTTTACCATCAAACTTTATTGATATCATGGATTATAAACAAGATACATTATCATCATATAATCAGGATATTATATTACATGGAGTACCATATATAGACCATAATATTGGTTTATGTGAATATCTTAAAAACCTAAAATTGGATAAATCAAAAAAGCATATCCTAATGCTCCATACTGATTATCCAGGAGCTAAAGATACTGATAATAGAGAAATAGATTCAGTTGAAAACCTGAACATAAATATACTTGATAGGTTTGACCTTATAATTTGTGGTCATATCCATAAACCACAAAGATTATCAAAGAAAGTTTATATGATAGGAGCTCCCAATCAGCAAAGAAGAACTGATATGAATTGTAAATTGGGGTATTGGTTGATAATGGAAGACCTTACCATGAAATTTGTGGAGTTATCAGATTTTCCAAAATTCATAGATGTAGAATCAGAAGAAGATGTTAAAGATGATGGTAATTATTATACACTGATAACCAGAGAAACCATTGTAGAATCTGATAATAAAATTCATAAGGGTTTATCAAAAAAGAAGTTGGTAAGGTTATATCTAAAATATAACAATATCAAGGATAAAGAGAAAAAGGAATGCTTATTGGATATAATTAAAAAAGCAGAAGAAGATGATTGAGTTTAAGAAGATAATAATAGAGGGGTTTTGTTCTATAGGAACTCTAGAATTACCTTTAAATAATAATGGGATAACCATTATAAAGGGGGCAAATGGTTTAGGGAAAACTACAATATTTTCAGCATTAGTATGGGTATTATATGGTAAAACCTTAAAAGGTATATCAGATGTAAATCTATGGAAAAAGTTTAGAACTAAGGATTACAAAGGCACAAAGGTAGAAATATATTTTGAAAGCAATAATTCCATACATAAAATAATAAGATGCCAGAACTATACAGAAGATGTAGATGGTGCAAAAGGTGGAAGTAGACTTATATATCTTATTGATGCTGAACAGGTAAAAGAAAAGGGTAAACTAAAGTTACAATCGCTTATAGAGAAAAACCTGGGAATGTCTTATAATCTTTTCATAAATTCAGTAATGTTTGGACAGGGTATGAAAAGATTAATCCAAGAATCTGGTTCAGATAAGAAACAATTATTTGAGGAGATATTTGAACTAAACTATATATCAAAAGCTAGAAAAATTGCCCAAGATAAATATAATGAATTAAGGGTAGAGTTAGATGGGTTAATGGAAAAATTAGAAAGTAACCAAAATTATATAGATTCCATACTTTCCGATTTGAATTATACAAAAAGTAAAAGGGATAATTTTAAGAGTGAGTTAGCTAATAAAGTAAAATCCTACAAGGACAAAATTATCCTATCAACAAAGAGGGTAGATGAGTTAGCTCTAAAGACCAATAAAGTTGATATAAATCAACATAATAAAACCATAGAGGATATAAAAAGGAAAATAACCTTGTATCAAAATAAGGTAAGTGATTTAAAGAAATTACAAAAAGTACCATTGCAAGATTTAGTAAATGAGGTAATAGAACTTTTAGAAAACGAGGAATATACTGAATCAATTTCTAAATTAAAAACCATTAGGGATTCATTTAGTTCATCTGAAAGTTATATTCTTAGAATTTCTAAATTGCAGAATAAACTAACTAATGAAATAGAATCTAAAAATTCACTAGAAAAAACCATATTAACCTTAAAATATGCAAAAGAAGAAGTAAAATCATTAGAATCAAGACTAAAAGAATTAAAATCTCAAAACCCAGACTTTGAATCAGTGATTAATAAACAATCCAAAAAATTAGAGAATTACAAAAAATCCATAAGCCAAATAAAATCCCAAATACAAGAACTAGAAAAACAAGTTAACCTATATAAATGGGCTTATTCAGAACCATTTGGAAATAATGGTATAAAAGCATTTATATTTGAATCCTCATTATCTGAACTTAATAACCTATTAAGCTCATATTCAGAAGTATTAGGGTTTAATATTAAGTTTATGGTGGATTTAAATTCTTCTAGAAAAGATTTTGTAGTAAACATAAATCTTGAAGGAGTAGAAGTATTTTATGAGGAATTATCTGGTGGTCAAAAGCAATTGGTTAATTTAGCTATGGCATTAGCAATGAATCAGATAATAACTCAATCAAAAGGAGTAAATATAGCTTTTTTGGACGAAGTATTTGAATCATTAAGTTATGATAATATAGAGGTAGTTATTGGTCTTATAAAGAAAGTATATAGAGAAAAAACATTATTCTTAATAACCCATCATGAATCATTACCAATCCCAAATTCAAAAATTTTAAATGTTAAAAGAGAACATGGTATCTCTGCCTATGAATTTTAATTACTACTATTGGGTAATAAAATATTAATTATGGCTAGAATAAATTCTAAAAATAAAGGCAGTAGATTTGAAAGGACCATTTGCAAATGGTTTCAGGATTGGACAGGGTATGAATTTAATAGAGTACCAGCATCTGGTGGTTTAAGGTGGAAAAAAACAGATAATATTACAAGTGATATTACTTGTACTGACCCAAAACATTCAAAAAGATTTAAACTATCAGTAGAATGTAAATCATATAATGACCTAAAATTTGAACATATACTCCTTGGTAATAAAGGTTGTAAGATATTATCATTCTGGGAACAAGCTTCAAATGATGCTATTAGAGGGAATAAAATCCCAGTGCTTATTATGAAGTATAATAATATGCCAAAAGGGGAAGCTTTTTTTGTAACCAATGATTTTTTATCAAATCTGATAATGAATCAAGAATCTAAATTGACTAAACCAAGAATGAGAATAGAAGTAAATAGTGAACTACATCTAAATATATTTATGTTATCGGATATAATAAATATTAGCTATAAAGTTTTATATAAAACCATTAAAAAATCAATATAATGAAAACTAATACCCAATACGTTTATTGTATATGCAGGATAGATAAGAAACATTGGACAACTATCAATAGTGACCTTAAATGTGGAGGGTATAAGAATATTAAAGCTTATATTCCCACTATAAGAATATTAAAGAAATCCAAGAATAATAGAAACTTTTATATAGAGGTACCTCTATTATTTAATTATGGGTTTGTAAGAATGTCATCAACAAAAGCTTTTGATAGACAATATCTTAGAAAGCTAAAAAAAGATATACCTGGTATACTTGGTTGGTTAAAATCATTGGAAACTATGCACCCAAAGAAAAAAAGGGCAAGAATAGATAATCCAGAAGATTTTGATGATTTTTCAAAAGTAGCAATTGTAAGCAAAGAAGAAGTAGGATATTATAAAAGGGTTTCAAAACAAAATAGGGTATACACTTCGGAGGATATAATTAATCTAAAATTAGGTAGCTATGTAGTATTAAAAGGTTACCCATTTGAAGGTATAGGTGCTACAATATTAGAAGTAAATTTAAATCTAAAATTGGTAAAAGTTGCTTTATACCCCGATTCAGCAAATATAATTGTTCAGATACCAATGGATAATGTATTTTATTCTATTTATAATGACTTTGATGAGAATAAATTAATGGCTTCAAATGATTTTATACAAGAGAACATAGATAGTGAAAAAGTAGAGCAATTTCTGTTAAAAAATCAATATTAATTCTATGGAACCATATATGGAAAAAGCTTGGGATTGTCTTACTGAGCAAGAACAAAACAGTTTATTTCTAAATCTTTCAAATGGGTTATCAGCTAGAGAGACTGGAGAAATTTTAAAGGTATCACATTACAAGTATTTAGAGATAAAAGCAAGAGCAGAAAAATTATTTAAACTGTTCTCTGATTTTTTTAAAATACACCCAAGTTTAGTAAACCCATCTTCACCAATAGATTCAAGATTTGCTGATTATTTATTTGGTTGTATGGTAAAAAGGTTACCAAAAGAAGAAGCTAAACTTCATACTGGTGATTCATCATTTTTACTTACTAAAATCAGTAATATTAAGATAGAGAAATGGATGTCAGTATTAAAACAATCAGAAGATGAGTGGGATAAGGATTTGTATGCCCTAATAATGGAATTTGATAGGTGGAATAGTTATAGAATATTACCAAGAAAATTACAAGCACCAACTCCATATAAAAGAAGAACCAACAAAAAAGAGAAGGTTTATATAAAATATTTACATAGAATACCTGATTTTAAGATTAGGGCTATGGTAGATAAATATTGGAGTAATGGTAAACCAGAAAATAGATATTATATATCAATCATATCAACTTTATTTGATGGTGGGTATTCAATAATACCAATAAGAAAAGATAAAGATATATTATCAGAAATAACTAAAATGAAGATTTATATATTCAGTACTATCATGGATGCTGATATATTTGGAGTTCTAGTAAAAGAATTTTTTGAGAGAACCAAAGACCCAAAATCTGGGTTAAAATTCTGGGAAGAGTACCGTTCAGTTATAAAAACAGCTATTAATTATAGGGAAATTAATAATATGGATTTTACTTGTAGTAACTTAGATATGGCTTATAACCTGAAAAGAAAATCCATATCAAAACTAAGAGAATCCAGGAAGAACCAATAGAATTTTTATATAATAAATTTGCATATTATTATTATATGTATTATATTTGCATATCAAAATTAAAAAATAAAAACTAATTAAAAAACATTAAACCATGAACAGAAGAGAAGAAAATCCATTAACCCTTCTAGGAGATTATATCTCATCAATAGGGGAAGAATTGCAAAGAATAATATGTACAAATAATTTCTCTATTGGGGAATACCATTACATAGATGATGATAATGGGGGAACCCATTTCATAAGTATATATTCAAAGAGGAAAATTACAGAAAGTGAACAATTTTCTATAGTATCATCTTTGGAAGATAATGATATTACAATATCAATTGATACTGATTTTGAATATGCTATGGAGAATATTGATACATATATTTATTATATAAGAATATACGCTTAACTATGACAAAGAGAAAAAAAGAACATCATATTACTGGTGGCAAAGATAAGTTAAAATTAATATCCTCAGCTGGGGGATTTAGTAATATGACTTATAGGGATTGCAAAAGAAGGGCAGTTGCATTAGGTATGCCATTCCCAGATGCTTGTGCAGCAGATTGGGGAAGATTGCAATCATATATAATGAAAACAGAAAATAAACCAGATTTATCATTAATTGATAAATATGATGATTGGGTAGATTCTATGTTAGAACAAGCTGGTTATGCAAAAGATGACCCATTAAGAAGCTATCAATTGAGATTAGGTTTTATTTCAGAGGAAAAAGTAGAAGAAGGGAAACGTAAAACAAGGAAGATAAAAGGTTTACCAAAACCCAAAAAACCAAAAAGAGAGAAAGATGAGAGTGGTTTATGGAAAGGTACAAAAAAATCATATACTTATGAATTAACCAATAAAGGTTATACTTTGGAAAGAATAACTAGAAGAGTTATGAAGAAATTTCCAGAAGCAAAACCAAAATCTATACAGCAATGGTATAGAGCTGCACTTAGGAAAAAGGGTATTGATTATAGGACTTTAAAATGATAACCAAAAAGAGATTAGAGAAAAAGATAGAGAAGTTAAAAGCTCTTAAAAGAAAAAACCCATCTAAATTCCATAGAATGTATTCAAAAGCTATGAAATCAGCCATAAAAAGTGGTAATTCATATGTATTAGAAACAGTTCCAGAGGAATTTAGATGGTATGTTTTATATAAGAGGAAATCAAGAAGAAATGGGGATAGATTTAAGTATAAAATAAGGGCTTATGATAAAAGGATTTATGTAAATAAATTTTACCCTTATTCATATCATAATTTAGAACCAGTTTTGATATTAACTGGTTGGTTCAGTAGAAAAAATGCTAAATTACTATATGATACCTGGTATGGTAAATCATGGAGAGAAACTGTAAAATTCATAAAGGGTAAAAAAGCAATACAATTAGGGTTCAAAATAGGAAAATCATTATATATAAATGGTAGGTATAGGAAGCCAAAAACTAAATTATCTGTTTTGAAAAGTTATAGGTATTCTAATAATAAAAAATCTTACCGTTGGAATATCATTTCAGATATATGTAAAGAGAATTATTCCGATAAAGAGAAAGAAAATATAATAGTTAAAAGGGTGTTGGATAAATATGAAACACATCAATGCGATATCCCAACAAAGGAAATTAGAGTTAATCCAAAGATTACTAAGGATGAGAAACTTAAATTACCGAAGATTCAGGAGATTAAGCAAATCAGAAAAAAAGACCTATATGAAATGTGAACTTAGTAATAATATTAAATTTCTAGCATTAAAATATCATTGTTTAACTAAAAAATCACTAGAAAGGTCTTTTAGGTGGGCTAAAAGGAATTTTGATTCATACTTTAAATTAATAGATAAATATAAGTATGAGAAAAATGACTTATATATAGAGAAGGAATTTATATTTCAAGGCTTTGTTCCAGAGAATGAGTTTAAAAAGAAAAAGGGTTTTGAATACATTTCCAGTAATAGACCAATAAATGGAAGAATATATATTTACCCTTTTCATTTAACTCATGACTATAAGCATTTGAAAAAAGGATATCCTAATATTTATTCGGTATTTGATTCTGGTATTGGGGTTCCTGGATTTACAAAAGTAAATATAATAAAATAAAAAGGACTATGGACATCAGAAAAATAGAAAAAAAAGATTATTCTTGGGATTCTAATATTTCCTATGGTATTTCTGAAATGACCTATAAGGTTGATAATGATGAACCGATGGAAGAACCAAGAATATATCCGATTACCCTAAAAAATAGGGAAGACTTTTTAAATATGGTAAAAGAAATTGTGGAATTTAATCAAAACTCCAAAAGAATTTCCAGAACAGTAGGAGGGAAATTTTATACCATTAAGAATATTATAATACTAAACTAAATAACCATTTATTAACCATTAAAAAATAGAAAATTATGGCAAGAACAAAAAAATCTAGTGTTAAACCAGTAGAAAAAAGAGAAGTTTCTAGAAAAGTAATTAATGGGGCTTTCATTATATTCTTTGATGATGGTTCTATTCAAATTATTGCTAAACCTATTGATTTAACCAAGGAAGAAGTTTCCTCTTTATTTGGTTCTTCTGAAGAAGAAGAGGAAGAAGAGGAAGAAGAAGAAGAGGAAGAAGAAGAGGAAGAAGAAGAGGAAGAAGAGTTGACCGGTGAACAACTCAATGAAATGGATTTTGAAGAATTAGAAGATATTTGCGAAGATAAATCACTTGATACTGACCCTGATGATTATGATGAGGACGAGGTTGAAAAGTTGAGAAAAGCAGTTGCAAAAGAATTGGGTATTAATCTCCCAAAAAAGCAAGAGAAAAAATCCAAAAGTAAGAAGGGTAAAAAATAATAAGACTATCAATTATCGTTCATAATTTAGTATTCATAAAAAATCCAGAGGGGTTAATAAAAGAATACTGATACCTGTAGAATTCATATCGTTCCTATTTAATTCAAGTTTTAACCCCTCTGGATATAAAAAGTAGACCATTTATTAAATAACAATAAAACAGAAAAAAATTATGGCAACTAAGAAAAAAGTTACAAAAGAAGTTAATGCTGCTGAAGCAGAAAAAAAGGCAGCAAAAAGGAAAGCTCGTTTGGAAGCTATTAAAAATCGTCCTGAAGGACAAAGACCCAATGGGAAACAAATTGATGTTATTGAAACCGGTAATGGGGTAGTAAAAAATTATGGATATCCCCTAAAAAACAAAGATGGACACCAGGGAGTATTGGTAACATCAGTTTTGGAAACCAAAGATGGTCAAGTAGTTTCTACTTCAGTAACATTTGTTCCTGGTAAATTTACGGTAAAAGCCAAAAAAGGACATGGAACTATTTGCACAGCAAAAACCAAAAAAGATAAAGCTTCTGAAGAAACAAAAAAATGATGAGGATTAAAAAATCCATATATTTCTCTTTTTGTTCATATTAGTTAGTTTTAGTTTTGTCAAGCTGCCCCATTTAGGTTTAACTTATTTTCCTAAATGGGGTTTTTTATTTATCAAGGTTATGGATAATAAATTAGATGATATAGAAATTTTATACTTTGCAATCTGTAATCAAATAGGATTATATAATTCTTTTCTAGAAGATAATAAAAATAACCTTTCAAAAGAAGATATTGAATTTTCAGAATATATAATTGCAAGGTCAATAGAGATAAGGGATAATATGGAAAAGAATTTGAAAAACAAATTTGATTTAGATGTGGATAAACCAATAAGTAGACCAAAATGGACAGAGGAAAGTATGTAATGTCAGTAAGGAATTTAATCCTTAGTATAATTGACCAATCTAAGGAATTAAAATACTTGGAATTGGAGTTATCCAAAACCAATAATCTTGGTAAAAGAAATTCTTTGATAAAATCAAAGGTATTTAAGTTAAAGAAATTAAAACATACTATGAGTACCATTGATAGGATTGTCAATGGAAATATAATAACAATTAGGTATTCATTAGATGAACAGGTATTTCAAAGAAAATTTGTAAATATATCAAAAAGAGATGTAATACTTCTGTTAAAATTGACTAATTCAAATCATAAAATTAAAATCCTAGAAATCAAGGAGGAGTTTACCAAAGAAAGTTTAATAAAACTATAAGATATAAAATTTAGAATCGAATCCTATGGAATTTAAAACCCTAAAAATATCACCAAAAACAGCAGTTTTAGAATCTGTTAGGGCTCAAACTAAATTATTTAGATATGTAAGGGATAATAATTTAGAATCAGCAAAAGCAAATCTAAATCACCCAATACATGGTCCTATCATTAAAGAATATTTAAGAATCATACACTATGGTAATAATAAAATAAATGAGTTAGAACAAGAGATTATGAAAACAAAAAAAGAAAAGAAAGCTAAGGAAAAATTAGCAAATGAAGTTAAGGTTAAAAAAAGTGACAAAAAACTTAAAAAACCAGTAGTAAAGGTTGAACCTTCTAAAAATCGGGTATTTACAACTTATGATTATCCCACCATTGATGGGAAAGAACTCTCTTCAGATTTGAAAAAGAGATATAGGGCAAAAATCAGAAGTTTGATTAAATCCCAAATGACTAAAGAGGAAGCAACTAAAAGAGCAACTGCTTTTATCAAGGAAGAAAGTACAAAACCCAAAGATATAAAAAAGCAGGAACCCGACAAGGAATCAAAAAGCAAGGTTGGAAAATCAGAGAAAAAAGACAAGGTTTCTAAGAAAAAAGATTTACAGCCTAAGGATTCTTCAAAATCCAAAAAATCCAAAGATAAGCCTAAAAAAAAGGTAAAAAAGGAAGAGGATTAAATAAAGGATTTTGTGGGACCAAAATAGGAAAAGGTATAGTGGATAATCCTGCAATTCACTATACCTTTTTTCATTGACTAACCCAGAATTTTTATTTGCATAATTAAATTATTAAATTTATATTTGCATTGAAATAAAAATAAAAATAAAAAGGAAACAACTACTATGGCAAAAATAAAAATAACCCCAGCTTTAACCCAAGAGAAAATATTACTCATGGTTCTAGATATAAACATAGAATCAATAGAGAATATTCTACTTGATAATCAAATAAAAGAAAAATGGAAACTCTTGTGGGATAATTATGACATAAATGGGGAGATGTTTAGAGAACAAGCTACAAATATATTAAATACTTATAAATTCATAAGAAACCATATAATAACCAGTAATGATATCCCAACTTTTACATTAAAGAGTTTAAAGAGTACCTGGTATAATACTTTAAAAAGCACTTTATTTATGTTGGAACCTCAATTATTGGAAGAAGAACCATTTGCTCTATATGCAATAAATAAGCTATGGGATATATTTCTAGAGATTGATTATAATAGAAAAGATAATTTTATTAACTTACTAAATTTAAAAAGCTATGTTGACAAGTTTTGACCTAATTGATTTTGATGTTAAATCTAGTTCCAATTTAACTCATATATCTTGGAAAAGGGATATTGGACCCACAACAAAGGGAACCTTAAAAGTTTCCTTTTACAATGGTCTAAGATATGAATATTATGGTATACCAAAATCATTAGTAGACCAATTATATGAAGTTGAACAATCTAATGGTTCTGTTGGTTCTGCATTTCACAATCTTATAGTTAGAAACAAATCAATAAAATATCATAAATTATGAACAAAAAGGATTTTAATCCAGATTTTAATGATGATGATTTACTAGTGGATATGACCTTTAAGGTAGTAAAATTCATATTCACAATAGTTGCAGTATTAGGGGTATTCATTGTATTTGGTAGAATATCACAAGATAGTCAAAATAATGAAGAGTATACCCCAATAACATTTACTAATGTTAATCCAAGTATTCCAGCAAGTGAAATTAAATCAAGAGATTATACTAATAGAACTGTAACTTATAGGGAATATGGAACCCCACCCCCAAGCAAATTATATGATAATTCAGATTATAGCAATAAGGGATTTGTTATAAAAGCAAATAATGGGGTTGAAATAAATACTGGGTTAACCAAAGATGATATTATACAGCAAGTAATGGACGATGCTGATATATATGATTTAATAGATTATTATGGTGATGAACTAAGGTAATCATAACATTATCACAATCCCAGAATTTTATATATTAAATATTTGCATAATTAAATATTGCATTATATATTTGCATTGCAATAAAAAATAAAAGAGTTATGGCAAAGAAACCTAAAATTAACCTATCGGATTATACTTATGAATTTGAGGAAATCCTAGAAGCACACAGAAATTGTTGCCCATATCATCATTACCAAAAACAAGGAGATAACGGGTTAAATTACACAATCAAATGTGGTGCCAATCATGAAGTTTGCAATGACAAATGTTGGTATATCCAGAACTTCAAAAAAGAACTTGAGTCACATATTAATTAAACCCCAAGTAAACCACAAGAATTTTGATTAAAAAATTTTTCTATATTAAAAAATTGAATTATATTTGTATTGTAAAAATTAATTATCTATTATTTATAAACAACTAAAACTTAAAGTCATGGAAAAGAACGAAAAGAAAATCACAACAACTGCTGAATTCATTAATGAAGTTCAAAACGTATTAAACAGTGAAAAACCTCAGGAAGTAAAGAAAACTAAATCAGAGAAAAAATCCAAAGAGGTAAAGGCCCAAAAGAAAGAAGACAAAACTTCTAAAAAGAATGAAAAAGTTCTTAAAGAGGTAAAGGCCCAAAATGAAATAAATCTGGTAGAGGAAGTAATATCTAAAAGGGAAGTAAAATACAAATACCCAGAAGATTGTATTGATACCTTATCAAGAAAGAAATATAGACAACAGGTAAGGAATAAACTTCATCAATTGGAATTGGAAATGTACAGAATCCAAGATAAGCAATCCAAGGAATTTAAGAGAAAATCCAAGGAATATGAATCCTATAAAAAAGAGGTTCTAAAAGAAGGTGCAGCTGCATAAATAAAATAAATAGAGTGGGTGAATGAATTAGTTAGTTATTATTTGTTTAATGAAAGATAACAACCAACTATTACTTTTGACTTCCACTTTTATCATTCACCCACTCATTATATATTAATATACCTTAATAAAAATCCAGGATTATGTATGAGATACCAGAAAAAGTTATTAAAAAATCTAATGAGGAACTTATAGATATACATAAAAAATGTATAACTAATTATCTTATCCAAAGGCAAATAAAAATCACTAGAAGGAGACAATTATTCATTATTTATGACCATTATATAAGTCATAAGAATATAAGAATGTTCTTTTATAGACCAATAAAGTTATTTGTATATGCTTTGGTAACAAATAGGTTGGAAGAAATAAGTAATTACATATATAAAAATGTTCACTGATTTAGTATCAACTCTTACTCTGGATAAAACCAGGATTATATATCCAAATTTTGCAACTAATAATCTTGATATTAGGAAAATCATGGTAAAGGATTTATTCAAACCCTGGGATACTAAGGGTAATAATACATATCCAGATTTTTATATAAGAGGGTATTACTATAATGAGGACCATCATAGTAGAAATATATTTAGAATTGATGATACTGGTACCCATTATTTATATATCACTGGAGTCCCAAAAGGAACCCCAAAAAATAGTAATGCCCTAAATGTATTTAAATTACTAAATGCACAATATATGACTTATTTTGAGGATTCAGAAATAGGATATTTAATTCAAATAACACAGATATGGAAAAAATGAGTTTACTTAAATTGATGTATGCTCAAATAATGGCAAATGATAATAATGGCATATATCCCCATAATTTATATGAACGTAGAGGACCAAAATTTAATCCCAATTATACAGTTAAGGATAAAGATTCAATGAGGCAAAAAAGGGAATTCAATATAAATGGGATTAAGGTAATGGCATATTCCAGGAAAGATGCACTACAACGTTTAAAACATAAAAACAAAAGAAAATGAAAACTAAGGATTATGTAAGGTTATTCAAATTGGATAAACCATTTTATGAATTTAGTAGAGAAAAGTTCCTAAATGAACTAGGTAGGGAATTTAATCAAAGGGTTGAAGATACTAGATTAGAAAGGCAAAGGAGGAATCTAGAATTTACTTTTTCTATATTTAATAAAATAGTAAAAGAAATAGAAATAAAATTCTGGTCCATATCCAATAAAAAACATGGGTTGCCTTTTTCAGAAAAATTATTTTCCTCTTTCTTTGCTGGTTGGATAATCCCAATCCGAAAAAAATATTTCCCAAAAGAGGACCAGGAATTAACCTTAAAATGGGAAAGGAAAAAATTGGAAATGCAAAAATCAGAAGAACCCAAAAAACCAAATACCATTAAAAAACCTAAAAATAATAAATCCCTTTCTCACAAGACTAGTAATTAGGTTCTAAGAATTTTATAATTATAGGGTAAATAAAAACAATTATCTAATAACCAATTGGTTACGCTTATTACTCATGGTTATAAAATTTTAGAGAAATATCAAATCTAATATGTACGATAATGTGGATTATCTATAGTGTAATCATAGGTAAAATTGGGATTATTAATCCTGGGATTATTCAATAAAAAATCCCAATAAATCACCAAAGGAAATAATCAGAATTTCAATAGTGGGTACCTTAATTGGTTTACCCACTATTTTTCTGTGTATTTCAACCATATTGAATAATGAGTAAAAATCCTATATAATTATGGCAAAAAAAGATTTAAATCAAAATCATCAAAGAGTACCTAGACCAATGGGTATAACCCAGTTAATGAATGAGTATCATAAAACTAATGATAAAAAATTATTAGATATGGTGCAAACCTTTATAATACAACAATGGATTATAAATAATGGTAGGGTATGTGGGAACAATTTTTCTATATTGGAATTAAGTAAATTCTTATTATGTGAACCCGAGAGAATTAGGAGAAGAATGATGGAAATGTTAGTAGAAACTAATTT